CTCCTCATACTCCTTCTCACTCTCCTGCTTATGCTCCTGGTTCTCCTGCTTATGCTCCTGGTTCTCCTTATGCTCCTGGTTCTCCTGCTTATGCTCCTGGTTCTCCTTATGCTCCTGGTTCTCCTGCTTATGCTCCTGGTTCTCCTTATGCTCCTGGTTCTCCTGCTTATGCTCCAACTAGTGACCCGAATAGCTCACTATATGATCCTAACAGCCCAAAATATGACCCGAATAGCCCACAATATAATCCAGCAACATCTTCGGGACCAAAAGAAACTGGTAAACCTGGTGGAATATCAGTAGTCTCGTCAAGTGACGATGATACCCCACCCCCTCCTCCTCCTCCAATTAATAACCCTAGTGATGAGAGCGATGACTCATTTTTTTCAGAGTCAGGCAAGGTTGCTACAACATCTAACGTTATGGATACAATAAATACAAGTAAAGAGGATAGAAAAGAAAATAACAATGAATTTCCATCTATATCATTGAACGCAGGTATAGACGATTCGTTAAAATTAAAGTCGATTGATACATTAATCAAACAATCGTCCACGTCATCTGAAAGTGTTTTAGAACCAGAAGAACTAAAAGAGAGTAAACAAAATGACACAGAAGAAGATTCGGAAGAAAAAGAAAAGGATAAGGGTGAAAAGAAAACGATACGAATTAATACATAAATTGAAATAAATTAAATAGTAATATTATATTATATATTCAAGATGGAACTTTCTACAAGTAGTAATTTCTTCACTATATTATACAAAACACGCCAGACATTATTTGAATTGCTAGAAACGCAAGGATATAATGTTGCCAAGTACACAGGTATAGGAATTGTTGAATTACAAGCCATGCTAAAAAATGAGGAATTAGATGTACAATTGGAAAAAGATGATAAAAAGGTATATATTAAATTCTATGAAATTACTGGTAAGACAAAAAAGACACTAAAACAGGCTGTTCTCGAGGCATTTGTTGAACAATTCTTTGAAGTTGAAGAATCGTTAACAAAAAATGATGATCTAGTGATTATTGTCAACGAAGATTCGACCGAAACAATTCAGAATGCTGTAAAGCATATATGGGAACAAAAAGGAGTTTATGTAAATATTATATCACTGAAGCGTTTGCAATTTAATATTCTTTCGCATTCGATAGTACCCAATCACAAAATTTTGTCAACAGAAGAACAAACCGAATTTTATAGTAAATATAACATTAAACGCAGCAAGGAAATCCCTGAAATTTCTCGGTTTGATGCTGTATCTACAGCTCTATGTATGCGACCAGATCAAGTGTGTAAAATTATCCGTCCGAGTAAAACCTCGATCGAGGGTATTTATTATCGTAATTGTGTAAATCGTTAATTTGTTTTCTTGAATTATATTAATGACTACAGACTTAAAACCACCCGAATTTTTCAGTGAAAAATATAAAAATAATAAGATTAGTTTTTTTTCTTTATTGGATCGAGTACAAAAGAGCTTTATTGCTTTTAAACAGGACCAAGAGAATGAAGATGCCGAGCGTCTTTATCGTGGTTATGTGGCAAGAGTTGGCGAGTTTCATGTAAATGAAAAGAAAGTAGATGTCGAATTCGCAAAGAATAATAACAAAGCAAATATTATTATAGATCAGTTAACAAAAGTTATTGAGGACGATAAAAAAACATTTAGTACACTTACCCGAGAATATAATAGTATCAAAGAATCAAATAATTCATTTGAGCAAACGTATAGCGATAGCGTATATAATTACAATTATCAATTGTTATACGGAACGTCACTGATTGGTATGGTTATATTAATGGTTATATCTGCCAAATAAAATATAATGTTAATTTATTATGGAAAACGAATTAGCGAATATACAAGGGAATGATAAAGGTGGGGTTCAGTTGAATATACCAACAATTGATGCTCGTTATAATGACGCAAATCTGCGCGTTCAACGTAATTATAATGAATATCTAGCGCTATCAATTGCTGGATTCGCAGTTTTAGGCGCATTTATTTATCAAACTACCAAAAAACAATAAATATATCTTTATATGTTATATGAGTGATTTATGTGATAAGGATTTAACAGATGAAGAAGCGTCATGTTATTTAGAACGTTATCCAGATCTAAAGGATTTTTTTGGGGATGATCTTCGCAAGGCTAAACAGCATTGGAAAACGAATGGTTGTACACCGCGCGAAAGTAGAATTTTTGAATGTCCGTCTGCAAAGTGTAAACAACCTATAACTGATAAACAAGCACAATGTTATTTAGAAAAATATGCGGATTTGAAAAATGTTTATGGTGATGATATTGAAAAGGCAGCACATCATTGGAGAAATTTTGGATGTACATCGAAGGAAAATAGGTCTATTGAATGTGATATGAAACGTAATTCACTTGGATATGACGATGACGCATCAGCTAATGTTCTTAAGGCATACAATAAAAGTCACGATGTATATAATTTTAATAAACGTGCAATAGCGAAAGAGAACTCTACCATTACAGATATTGAAGGTAATTTAGAATCAACACAACTACAACTTGATTCTTCACGCATGAAATATATGGGTATGACACTCGGAGCTGTCGTTGTAGGAATTGTTTCATTAAAAATTTTAAAATAAACTTTTTAAAATAAACTCATTATATACTATATATATGGCATATAATGATAAACAAAATAGTCCCGATGGGTTCATGAGTTTAAATAATACAAATTATAATAGTATTATTTGTGAACAGGGCAAGTTATTAGATAATCAGCGAAATAAATTCGAAAATAATGTACGTGAAGGATTTACTAGCTCGGTTGTGGAAGGATTTCACGAAGAGATACCATCGCGAATTGGTGATGAAATACAGGAAATGAATGGATGGATGAAACGCGAGTTTAGTGAACTTGATAATATACAAGAAGGATATGTCAAGGAGGGGAAAAAATACAACAGAAGTGACGAAAAATTTGGTGTCAAATCCCGCAATTATTTAACGAGAACAACAAAGGATAATAATTTTAATGGAAAAACCATCAAATTTAAGGATGGCGAAATAGGATACGTGACAAAGCAGGGGTTTTTACGCGATTATGATCCAGAAACGTATGCCAAAGTAGGGGACATGAATAAATGTGGCGGTAAACTAATCGAAACTGAAATTTCACGCGGGGATTTTTTAAAATCCGATTCACAAAAATTGGGTCCTAAAATGCTACTTAATAAAAGTGATATACACACAATACGCTTCAAGCAGAACGGACAATATTTCCATGTTTCGGAAATTGAGGCTTTAGATGATCAGAATCAAAACGTTTTTATCCCAAAAGACAAGAATGCCGAAGTTTCCTTTTATTGTAAATTTGACATCAATGAAAATGAGTATAAGAGTAGTAGTGATAATTATAATTTATTTTTGACATACAATGGAGCTGATATTTCTGAAGGAAATTCAATACCGGTTACTACATTTCCAGAGATTAAAGGAGGTCCAGAACCAATATCATTTTCATCTGAAACTAGTTATGATTTTGTGGGAATTAAACGAGCTTCTAAACATGGAAAGGATGTTCAAGGCATGCGTATGATGTACTTTGAAATGAAAAATAGCAGTGGCTTTAATAAAGGTGTATATTGGGGAGATGTACATAATATTGGTGATATAAATTTTAATTGGGGAAGTGGTAAAATTATTGGAAATAGAACGGATCTTGTGGGAATTCATATTAATGGATATATTAAATCGCCTGTAACAGGTACAATAAATTTATATTCTGATTCTGATGACGGACAAGGGTTTTGGTGGAATGGTACTAAATTATGGGATGGTCTTAATTTAGGTCATGGTCGTACAGATGCAGGTAGATATTTCGCAAATGTAGAAGTGACTGAAGGAAAATATTATTTATTCGATCATAAATGGCGTGAGGGTGTTGGAGGGGCTAACTTACGTTTATTTTGGACATTGCCTGGTAAAGGGAGAACTATCATACCCGCAAATTATTTTACTATTGGAGGCAATGGCGGAGAATCAAAACGGATTGTCCTTAGTAAAACATTTACCAATGTAAAAAATGTTGTAAATGGGTTTCGCATTGAACACGGAGAGAATAAATTATCATTAACTGGGAGGATTGAGGTATGGTTAAAACCTAAAAATGTTTCTTGGAGTTATTCTAACGGGATGCAATATTTAGATAGTAGTAATGACCCTTACAAGGTAATAAAAATTAGCGACAAGGTAAAGGTTTCTATTCCACCACATAATCCATTTATCGTCAGTGCGACGATATCCACAGGGCATGCATACAGCGGGTTCCCGCATTTCCCTTTGGATGGAAATAAGAATAATGACTGGCCAAATAGTGTACATAGTGCTACAACTAAAAATATCGTGTATGATATTGTAATAGACCGGGAAATGGCGGATATAGAAAAGATACGAATTAGAAATCGTGCGGATTGTTGTCAAGATCGTTTAAATGGAACGCGTATGCAGTTATTGGATGGTGAAGGAAAATTGATCAAGGAATTTCGTTTAGATGCATCGCAAGAGCAGACGTATATGTTGAATAATGAACCACGTGGAACTAGTTGCGGGAGTGAAGGGAAAAATGTAATGGTTACAAAAATTGGTGAAATAGGGGATGCCGAATATGTCGGTTGTTACAAAGATACTGGAAATAGACGGATGAAATGGGAGGGAAAGTGGGGAACATATGAAGATTGTAAACAATATGCAATCGATAATAAATCACCTTACTTTGCATTACAGGCGTCTAATCCAAATAAAGATGTTCATGCGTGCATGATAGGCAAAGATTTAAATAAAGCAATTAGTTATGGTGAAAAAAGCGGTAAATGTCCAGATAGACCATATAGCAAGTCATTTGGACCTGTTGGTTCCGGATGGACGAATGCAATTTATGCGTTGGATAAGACCAACTATGAAAAAGTGAACGAAAAGGTAAAAAATATTTCTGATACTATCGATACGTCGACAGGTGGATCACTTGCTGATTGTATGAATAAATGCGAAGAAAATGGCGAATGTAGTGCATTCGAATATGATGCAAAGGTTATTACAAAGAGCGGATTGCCCGAATTAAAATTGGGATCAAACAATAGTGGTTCTTCAGTACGGATAAACAATCGTAATATTGACAAATATTTAGAATTAGGTACATATGAATTTAACTTAACCCTTAAAATACAAAAGAATAATTCTGGTTGGAGAAATGTTTTTCATCATGGTAACTCGAATGGGGAACGAGCACCAGCGCTGTGGATATATCCTAACGTAGCTACAAGTGGGGCATGGAAAATGCATTTTAGAATACGTACAAATAGAAATACGAATGACGGATTTAATTTCGTAATACCTAAACAATACCAAAGTTTAAATAAAAAACTGCGTTTACGACTTGTTATAGATAATACATACACATCCGAAGACTATTTCATAATGAAAACATGGGTGAATGGTGTGGCATCTGGATCACAACAGATTAGTGGTAAGATAGACCTATTAAAGGGACGTTCCTTTTTTATTAAAGATCCATGGTATAATCGCAGTGGATATGTCGTGAAGGATCTCGTATTAAAAGACACGTATGGTAAACAGGATGTAGGTAAGTGCGATTTGAAAGAAACCGATGAAGTGACAACGTCAAATAATAATTCGAGCGATGTATACAATAAGCTAGTATCACGTCCGTTTAAGCATGGTATAGGTAATCTTGGGAAAATTGGTTATATTGACGAAAAAGGTATATTGCACAAATATCCAAATAAAATGGTTTCAACTGAAAATATGTGGGAAATGAAAATGGGTGTCGATTCACCTGGAAATGACATTAAAAGTATGACAACTAATGGTATAGAAGAGGCTCGAGACTACGCGAATAAAAATCCAAATATAGCAGGTTTTGTACGCCACACAGATGGTCGCACGTGGTTTAAGGGTAAAAATATGTGGCCATTCAATCCAAACGGCAGACAACGTTATTATCGTTCAGCGCAACTCCATTATAAAAAGAAGACGTTTCGTAATAATGATACATGTACTAACGACGTAGAGGAAATTACTACAACAATGTGGGGGAACTATAACAAAGGTTCCGACATGGGAATGAATACAAAATGCGGTATTTCGAAATATACAGACAATGTGAATAGACGTAAGAACATAAGTACAAGTAAATTAAATGATTTAAATGATGAATCCGTAGAAAAAATAACGAAAATATCACAACGCAGGGCAATGATTGGTCCTTTTATCAAAGACGCAAATAAAACCATAGGTGGTCTAACAGACGAGACAGAACAAAATGTTCAACAATCAAGTGACCTATTGGGTATAGATAGGGAAGATAGGGAAGGTAGGGAAGGTAGGGAAGGTATGGCAGATATGGCAGATATGGATAGAGTATATAATTACGATATTTCACCTGGATTACCAGAGTTTCAAGAAATTGCTGAAATGAAGGATACAACATCAGCGCTTCTCGGTATTTTAGGCATTGCTGGAGTGATTATGGGTGCATCTTATATGAAAAAATAATTGTTATGTTAAATGCAGTAAATACTATAATTTTATCATTTGAAATTTTATCATTATATATAATATATATAATGAGTGAACTAAATATTGGTCCGCCAGGAACATCAGGAACACCAGGAAATGATGATCAAACTGAAAATAGTGGCGATTTAGAAAAAACATTGAGGACGTTGACCAAATATATAAGGGATTTACAAAATGTCGAACAGGGTATGTATAGTGTATTACGAAATAGTCCCAATATTAGTGATGGTGAAAAGGAACAGGCAGTATCGAAAATAAATGAATTGTCATCGCGTCGTGAATCTTTGAATGAACAAATTCAGTCTTTAGGTGAAAAGGCGAAGCAGGATTTACAGGTGGATTTTCAAACATTTCAACAACAGATGCGAATTGTAGAGGCTGCGGAGCGTCAATTGAACGAATCTAAAATAAAGTTGAAACTTTTAAATGACGAAAAGTTGAACAAGTTACGTTTAGTACAAATCAATACATACTACGAGAAACGTTATGACGCATTGGGAGATCTGATGAAATATATTGTTATTTTTCTATTGGTTGCTGTAGCAGTTGGTGTTGGTATGCAGAAAGGTTTTATTCCATCAAGCATCGGCTCTATTATTTTAGCAATATATTTCGGTATAGGTATTGTGTTTTTTTACCTATATTATATGGATATTCGAAACAGAAGCAATCGTAATTTCGACGAATATGACTGGAAGTTCGACAGAAATATGTCAACAGAGGATGTTGATGAATATAATGCGGCAGAGGGTGACGAATATACAGGCGATGTCGATGATGAGAAAAACACTGAATGTAAAGGCGAGGAATGTTGTTCAGATGGAATGACATATGACGAGGTAGAGAAACGTTGTATGACTGAAGAAGGCATGTCAAATGCCTTGACACAAAACATTTTCAGTTCGACAAGTGAAATGATACAAGTGAATGACTCTGGTCCAGTTGAAGCATTTAGTGATAATTACGAAAACTTTGCTTCATTTTAAATGATAATATTGAAAATATAGTATATAGTTTATAAAATTAATAATTATATACTATATGAGTAGCGTAACAAATATAAAAGATGCAATTGATCCAGAATTTTATTTGAATAGATATCCCGATTTGAAAAATGCATACGGCAATAACCATAAGGCAGCAATTAGGCATTATATGCAACATGGTGTGTATGAAAAGCGTTTTTTTAGTCATACAAATGAAGAACTTCAAAAGGGTATTGCGGCAAATACAACAACAAGTGGTGAAGTATATCCATATACAAGTGAATATATCAAATTTACCGATCGCAACACAGACCCAGATAATACATCAAAACTCGATACGATACGTAATACTACCGCGAATATATGTAGACTAAAATGTAACCAAAATAGCGAATGCGGAGGTTATTCTATGCAGAAAAATAAACACTGCACGTTATGGGATACAAATGTTTACCCGGATGTAGGTATGATTAAATCAAAAAAGACTGACTTTTATATGCGCAAGCGCGAAATGCGTAAATTTTGTAACGCTGAATGTATGCAGATGAAAAACCTTGATAAATTAGAGGCTGAGTTTGACGCCATTATACAAAACCTGCAAACTACACCTGAGCGTTTTAATAAGGTTGCGAGTGAACTACTTATTGGTGCAAAAGGGGAGCAATTTTACAATGAACTGAAAAGACAAGAGATAACTGACATGAGTGCAGATGTTATTGACAACGTGAAAAAAATGTATACCAAAGAAAATGTCATAAAAGTACAATTAGCCAGTAATTATAAGCGTAAACAGGATCATATTAATTTCATGGATGAATATCACCAAATGTATGTAAAGACGAATGATAAATTAACAACAGATATTGATACAACCCTAAATGAAAAAGGGATTGATGCACGCAAGACATACTATGAAGATACTGAAATAACTAAAAATAATTATTACATCGACATGTTCATGTATGTGTATTATGCTGTATTCATGGTTTGTGTAATCGTCTTTGTTAAAAATGAAAAATATAAGGATCGTGCCCAAATAATCCTACTTGTTCTCTTCGCAACGTTTCCATACCTCATGTATCACTATCTAATGTACTATATAAAAATTGCATATGAAAGTATAACTGGATCTATGCCGAAGAATGTTTTTCTATCTGAAGAGAAATAGTATCCATAATCTTTAAACATACCATTTTTTGCGGGTTATCCTAATAACATCATCTATTTCAAATGTCCATTAATTTATTATATATCAGTTTATTTAATAAATTATATAAGAATTATTTAGTATTTTCTTCTACTTGATTTTCTTCTATTCGATTTTCTTCTACTCGATTTTCTTCTATTCGATTTTCTTTTATTCGATTTTCTTCTACTCGATTTTCTTTTACCACCTTTTTTACGTGGTACTGGTGTATGTGTAGGTACTGCTGGTAAATCAAAACTGGCTGCGAAACTTAATGATGTATTTAAATTATTAATTGTATTAGGTATATCTGATGGGTTGGTTTTAGTTAATAGGTCATATCTATTATTTATTAATTCGTATAATTTAAATCCTTCGTCTAAATTATTCTGTACATATTGTTTCAAGACATTCATTGTATGAATATGTGTTTGAACTAATGCACCAGGTTTTATAGTATCATTATATTCCTTTGATAATCTTTCATTTGTTGTTGTTAGTTTATTCATTTTCGTATTTATATCTGTACAACATTCTGGATATTTCCTACGTAAATCACTATCATTACACAATTTCATTAAATCATTAAATTGTTGTATTAAACTATGTATTCCAAGTAATACCACTTGCTTTCGATCCATCATTTTTTTAAATTCCCGATCTACCGACGATGACATATTATATATATAAAAATAAAATAAAATGGTCATTGTTCTCTTCGCAACATTTCTATATCTTATGTATCACTATCTAATGTACTATATAAAAACGACACCACGAAAGTATAACCGGGTCCATAACAAAGAATGTTTTCCTGTCTGAAGAGAAATAATAGTAATAATTGAAAAATATATTATTTTAAATAAAGTAAAATAATATATAAAATGTTTCGTAAAGGGGATCGTATTTATATGAAAAAATATTTCGGGAGTGTGATGAAAACAGATACAACGAATATTTATACAATACTAGGTGTTCGTAAACATAAATACAATTATAAAAATGATCAATGTATGTCAACCATTGCAATGGTGGATGGTTACAATGATGAAATAGAACTAGATCATACAAATGTAAGTGAAGATACTCGATATATCTATGCTGAACATTTAACGTGGTTACAAATATTATACAATGAACTATATAGGATTTTTTGCGCAAAATAAAAAATTGTTATGCGCATTCGTATAGCAACTTGTTATATTTATGGTTGTATCACGCTTCGTCTTCTTCGTCTTCCATTTCATCATTTGCTTCGTTGAGAACATGCTTGACGTTTTTCCAACATTTACTAGAACCATAATCACCATACATTTTATTCATTTTTTCTTTTAGTTCTGTTTGTTTTAATGGTTTCTGGTCACCATGTGTCTGAATCCACAATTGGTATTCGCGCCACAATCCCGTGATCTTGATATTACTGCCTTCACATTCACGAACCGAAGTTGTGATAAAATTAAGCACCGAGTTTTGACTTGCCTCATATTGGAAACTATCATCCTTGATCGACTTACATTCATCTACCAAACCTCCTGTTTCGAACGTAATATTAATTAGCATGGAGATGAAAATTTCCTTCCATGCGTCAAATTTCAGATCGAGAAACTTGTCTTTTGGAAAAATATGTTTCTGATTTTTATATTTGGGATCGTCTACATTGTCGACGAATTTCGAAATAAAGTGGATGAGATCAATACGCCTCCAAGTACCTTCACTCGTGTCTTCGATATCATACAAATTATTAGCACAAACGATTAAATCAAATTGTGGTTCATAGGTAACCTGATCCTGATATAACTTACGACCGGTAATTGGATCACCACCTGTCAACTCTTTCATTGGTCCATCATTTAGTTTCTCATTTTTCGAAGGCTCTTGAATAACAGCCAAACGAACACCTTGTAATGCCATAATTTCAGGTGATGCATTACCCGTACCAATTCGTTTTTGCGAGATGACATTACCAAGCAATGTTCCCTGATAAGGTCCTAAGATTTTAGACATGAGTTTTACCAGGATAGATTTGCCATTTGAACCACATCCCATGAAAATGCGGAATTTATGATTCAGATTTGTACCAATGAGGGACGACGCAAGAAACTGCCACATATATTTATTAACATCTTCCAGAGGAAATAGCGTCTTCATAAAATATGTTATATCGTCAATTGTTTCCGAATTGTGCTCTTGATAATAAGATAAAGGTTTATATTCGATTCCAGTGGTAAGTGTAATATAATCTTCTGCGCGACCGGCTCGAAATTCTTTTTTCTTGAAATCGATAACACCATTCTTGAAGACCATCAAGTTAGGATTCTTATCAATCATATGTACAAAGTTGCGATCATAGAAGATTTCCTTCGCTGCCTTAAAAATTCCTGATTTTTTGTTACTATCCTTGAGCTTGATACAAATAGCACTAACCTTCTCTAGTTGCTTTTCATACATATCATAATCTTTATTAGCCTTGTCGATGGTATTTAATTTATTTAGAATCTCAATAGATTTCAAGTAATATAGTCGATGAAGTTTTGTTGAAAATATATAGTTCAACTCAACTCCACCTTCAATGACAACCCAATGGTTATCTTCAAATTTATACCAGATATTATTCTTACCATGTGCACAACGATAATCATCTTTATATCGCTGAAACATTACCATAGCTAGATCAAAATCTACACCTCCGCTGATGATGGATTGTGTAACATGGTATGCAACAGTCTTTTCAACTATTTCACTATATAAATTCAGACCACCGGTTTTAGCCACTTCATTGTAATGCGTTTTTGCCCATAGAGTAATCGATCGATATGACAAACATTCAACACCTTCCTTGAATCCACACCATTCGGTATAACGCGTATGAATGTCACTAATATCAAAAGAAGCTGATTGACTACTAAACAAAATCCAGGTAAAGAATAGGCGGAAATCCGTATTACGAAGTGCCCAACCAACACGAACCCACTTATCATAAGGATTGTAATACGTTTCGGGTAGGATCATTGTCATATCATGTGTCTCTTTCAGAACGTAATCATCACTTCGGATTAGGTTTTCTTGAAAAATTTGACCAACTATCTTCTTGATGTCATCGATCGTACGAATCTTTCCCAGATAACGTTCGATACCATATCCACCTTCTCCCAATTGATAAAGAGCAGGTGTCAATTCTTGAACAGGACGTCCATTTCGTTCGTTTGATGTAATTGTCGCAACGAATTCGGGCTTGACATCATAATGAATGTGTCCACTATATTGTGCCGACATGGTTTTAAAATTATCAAAATTTGATACAAATGCATTTGTATCTTCTGATGTTAAACTAGCAAAATCCCCAGCATCAACATTGTATAAATGTGTTAGTTTGTATGCTTCGCTATCTGCTTTTTGTGAACCATATAATGTCCAGTTTGTTTTACCTGTTGTAATTCCTTCGTCAAAAATATCCTCATGACTATTTGTAAACGGCAAATCACCGGATATTTCTGAAAAGGAATCGATAACTTGTTTGCGTAGGTATTTTTGTAGTGGTCGACTAAGTTGAACTCCGATGATAATGTGAATGCCATCTTTAGTCTTGTCGTCCAACATTTTAATATTCGGTTTATGAAAAACCATGACTGGAAAGTTAGTGTCTTCTCGGAAAATTAAAATGTCATGTAATTTTTCTAAATAAAGAAATATAAGTTGTTGGGTAAACTCATCATCGTGAAGGCGACACGTGACATCAGTTGTATACCTGAAGTCAAGGTCAATCATAATTGGAGATTCCTCTGTTTGTAGTTGACGTTCGGTCAAATATTCCTTCTGGCGTTTGGTAAATACATGATCCCAGTAAATGCTATAGAAATTATCCAAATCACTTCCTTTATTGATAACGTATGAACCACCTGTCACATCATACGCTTCATTTTTCATGCGCGTATGTGTGTAAGACTCCCCCTGTTTTATGTAATGGTCCTTCAAAAATCTGGGAAATTTCATTTTTGACATATTTGATATATATTACATCAACAGATTTTCTTTATTTCAATTTTACATATAAATACTTTCATTACCCCCTACAATTATGTTCTAATATATATTGTATTCCTCTCACAAAGTTGCTAGATGATGAGACAAATAGTCCTGGTACAATACCATGAATGACTGCGCATAATGCCGCGACACAAAATTGAAACGCTAATATGAATGAAACGGCAATATGAGTTAAATAACTCATTCCTACATTATCTAGGTGTGTTTTACTCCATTTGATAATGAACATATTTATATATTAAATAAATAATATTAAATATTATATTAAAAATTATACGCAATACTATTTAATGTCAACAATACCCAGGACAAATGCACTGCGTTTAGCTAAAGATATACGCAACATAATGAAAAATCCACTACACGATAACGGCATATATTACCAACATGACGAAACTAACATCCTGATTGGTTATGCCATGATAGTTGGTCCAGAAAATACACCATATCAACACGGATTTTATCTATTTAAACTTGAATTCACAGAAAACTATCCACACGATCCTCCGAAAGTATTATATTTTACACAAGGGGATAAAATCCGTTTTCACCCGAACCTATACCGAAGCGGTAAAGTATGTGTTTCGATATTAAATACATGGCGCGGAGAACAATGGTCATCTTGCCAAACGATATCTTCTATTCTACTCACTTTAGTAAGTTTATTGCACGATAAACCCCTTTTAAATGAACCTGGAATTACAGAAAGCCATTACGATTTTCAAAAATATAACGAGATTATTACATATAAATCAATGGAACATGCGTGTTTACATATGGCAGACGAAGACCATTTCAATAGCAACCATAACGAATTTAACATGTTTTATCCAACAATAATAAATCATATACACACAAATATTAATGCGATTGTGGAAATTACTAAGAAACTTAAAGATGACAATAGTGAAAACGATAATAGAGTAGTTACTACAAACATGTATAATATGAATGCGCGTTTGAATTATAAAACACTATATAAAATGTCAACAAATGTAAAATTGCAAATGGCAAAATAAATATTAAAATTGATTTTATATATGCTTAAAATTCTAGTATTATATTAAAGTATGCACTTCTGTGAGAAATGCCAAAACATGTATTATTTGCGTATGTCAGAAGCAAATGAAAATGAGCTAATGTATTATTGTCGAAATTGTGGATATGAAGATAAAAATCTACACCAAGATATGATCTGTGTATCTACCGAACATATCCAAGACCAAGCAGAAACATTTGATACCATACTGAATCCTTATGTTAAGTATGACCCTACTCTACCGAGGGTATATCATATTTCATGCGTGAATAACGAATGTCAAAGTAACAAACCTACTAGTCCGGAACAAAAACATATATTATATATTCGATATGACGAAGGCTCGATGAAGTATATTTATATGTGTGCATTGTGTGATAGTCACTGGAAAAGTGATATTAAAAAGTAATCATCCATTATTTTTAAAATTGAAATAAATGTATTAAAACAATGTGTATGTATAATATAATGAGCGACGTTGAAGATGAAAAGGATAACATGTCAGACGCATCTTACGAAGATGATGATGCTAGTCTTATAGACGATACGGATGATAACGATAGCATTGCAATAGAAGGAGATATAGACGAAGCAGAAATCGAATATGAAGATTTGGAGGCACTTGAACAGAAAGTACAAGAACAGAAGAAAAAGACAACTATTAAGACATCGGTCTTAAACATTGAAGACGAAGATATGGACAATATTTCTGTATCATCGTCTGTTTCAGATGATTCAAGTGACGAAGAAGATGACGATGAATATGTGAAACGTTTTGAAAAGATTGACGCACATATGAAGCAAGAACATATTGAAAATTATCATAATACATGTGTTCAGAAAAATTATCAAGAAATAGCCACCCTTTCAGTGGTGGTTCGTAATGAAAGAGGTGAAGTGGTTGATCCATTTCATCGCACGATACCAATGTTAACAAAGTATGAACGTGCCCGTATTTTAGGACAGCGTGCAAAACAAATCAATAATGGTGCAAGCATTTTTGTGAAACCCCACCAAGAAACAATTGACGGATATTTGATCGCGCTTCAAGAATTAGAAGAAAAGAAACTGCCATTTATTATTCGCCGCCCTTTACCAAATGGTATTAGTGAATATTGGAAGGTAAAGGATCTTGAATATTTACACGAAATCGCATATTAAACATTCATATAAATCGTATTTTTTATTGGAACATATTCAATAAAAAATACCAAAACCATTCTAAATATATATTAACATTTCCATCTACTTCCGCAATTAATACAACTTACAAAGGTTGTCATCGGTTCATCCGCTGAACGTGTTTGCATTTGATAATAATTACATTCTTTTGATTTACATTTACGACACGTGAATGTGTCGGTCGCCGCAGCCAATCTTGTCTCATATTTTGATTTGTCGCGCTTGATTTTTCTGTCGATAAGGACATCCCACTTTTCAGGCACCATCTCTTGGTATGTCATAAAAGCAAGCACCTCAGGCTTTAAAGTACCACTATTCATTTCATCCACTAGTTTTGGATTTTCTTCAAGATTATGCAAAATGCTTTTAAAACGATTTACATAAATTTGCACAAAATACGGATTGTTCCATTTTTTAATCTCCCTCAAATTTGATGCCTCTTTGAGGGAATAGTTATAAATACCCTTTTCTAGATTAACACTCAGTTTATCTGTATGGATAAATTTAGCTAGGACATTCGCGATATTTTTGCGAAATGATTGGTCGTCTTCAATTACTCGCATAGTCATATTAAATACTATTCATTGATCAATAGTATTTATATCAATTTTTTATATTAATAATAAGAATGTTATCTAATTAATTATCTTCATCACCAGAGTAAATATAACATTCTTCACTTAATTCAGAATCAACCTCGGAGCTATATTCATCTTCATCTTCATCTTCATCTTCATCTTCACCTTCTTCATATTCATATTCACCTTCTTCATCTTCTTCTACAAACTCAGATGAACCCGATTCTTCTAATATATCATCGACAACAAAGTCATCTTTCAAGTATCCCTGCTTTGTTTTCAATTCTTGCGGTACATTTTCCAACTCATCAATTTCATTTTCGTCTTCTGAACCAATGTCATCAAATCCACCAAAAAGATCGTTGTAAATTTGTGCCCATTGTTCCAATGTGAGATTCACATATTCTTGACTTTGATTTTCCATCACCATTATCATAGTTCCGAAAAAAAGTTCATTGTCTACAGGAGGAGGGAAGTCATATTTATTTTCACTACCCGCACGCCCAATTTTCTTTCCATAAAGATAGACCTTGTGTAGTTCATCATATAGTGTAATTTCCCATGTAGCCCGACACATGAAGTCATTTGTAGATTTGAACCCACACTTTTTGTACAAGTTGTCAATGTTAAAATTTTTAATATTGTATTCAGTGAGTGTCGATTTTTTGTCGATCAGAATACATGTTGTTGTCCCTGACATTTAGTTTGTTATTATGAATAGGTTTAAATACTTTATCATTAATATATTTAGTAATGAAGTTATACGATAAAAATTTAGTCATTCATAACATTAATTTAAAATCATTAGCAGAATATAGTACGAAAACGCGTGACATTAGTTATATCTATAGCGACGAGGGTATATTTAGAATATACGACAAGAATGATTTACATTCTATTGCTATAAACGATGGAAAACTAGATGTTTTAGAAAACTATGTAAATAATCACACATTTGTCATTGACCATACAATCATCAAGAAACAAAAACCATTCGTTAGTCATATTCCTACAAACCATGTAAAAATGGATTACAATATAAATTATTACACATTAAGAGAAAAGTCTCCGATTATGTTGGTAATCGAAAAAAATTACGACAATAAAATTTGCGACGTATACTTTATGTTACATAGTACATACGCCGCCTATAGTGATGCAGATATTCATAACCCATTTATAAAAGATGATATCCAAACATTTTACGATTTAATGCAACAATAAAGTTAAAACATAAATTTTTTATCGTATAAATATTATGCTACATACAATGCAATTAATATTCTATTCATTTATGATCATTTTCATAGGGCATTATCTATATAATTTCTATAATGACAATTTCGGGGACAAAACCATTCATAACATTCATCATCCTATAGGAATGGCAACCTCGAACATTCAACCACGAAAAATACATATATACGACGATAATGCTCATGCTTCTGTTTCTACTCCAAATACTGAAACATCGAATTATATGAAAAATGAATTACAAAACTTTCTAAAATCACAGATACATGCTCCTTTAGATAATACAAATAATGCGGGTAATATACAAATACACGACGCTGGCAATGTAGGGTCGACCAATATAGAAGATATACCAATATCGGTTTAAAGGTAATCGCATATAATATGTAATACAAAAATGCGTATTGACAATAATATCATCAACCGCTTTCCAAAGATAGAACTTTCGTATGGACAAATAGATCATACAAAAGTTTGTTACGATTTATATTCGATTATTCCATGCGGTAAGAAATTTTTTGCATGGTTTACGTATTATAAAGGCCAATGTGTCTGTATCATCATTGACGCAAAAACTCGTACAATAACAGAAGTTTGTACTGCTATTTTCGATAGTTCATTGTCCCTTGGCACTATTATTTATGGTACATTTGTCACATACAATCAAAATAAATTTTTTATTTCCGAAGATCTATGCTATTATAAAAATAAGATGACAACCAAAATGCGAAATCGCGAGAAAATGAACTACATGTCATACATGTTTCAATACGAATTGCAGATGACGCCATATTTAAGCAGTATGGTGACATTTAGTATGCCCGTAATGAAATCAACATTGAATGAAGCATTAGTAACAGCGAAAACAATGACGTACAATGTATACGCGATTCAATGTATTCCATACAATAACAATCGTCGTTTCAACAAGGTTATCATAAACAAAAATCGCAACGAACAAATTGTTACAGCAATTCTAAAGATAGTACCCCATATCCAATGCGACATATATGAGGCATTTGGATATTGCGATGGAGATATGGTTTCGTTGGGTTATACATCAATTCCCAATTATGACACAAGCGTGATGATGAACAAAATATTTAGAAATATCAAAGAGAATGAGAATTTAGATGCTCTAGAAGAAAGTGATGACGACGAAGATTTTGAAAACATATGCGATGACAAATATGTTGACTTGACTAAATCATATAATATGGAATGCGTTTATAACCACCAAAGATCAAAATGGCTTCCAAAGAAGATTGTCAACGCACATAAAATGACCAATGTTAAGGGTTTATTGTATGACTTAAATAGCCGAAAGAAAAATAAAAAATATTAGTAGATATTATATGCCTGCATTATTGAAAGGTGGTAGAAAAAGCCGCGCGCGTACGCGTACACGCAAAACAAAAACCAAATCTAGACGTCCAAGGAGAAAATCGTCCAGAAGAAAAAGATGCGTTAGCAAACGTACTAGAAAAATGAGAGGTGGTAACGGATTTGCATTCACACCTGGTATTGTTAGAGGAGCAGGAGGAAGCATGTTGGCTAACCCTATGCCATTTTCATCTTACAATAGCTGTGGCAAATAAATTACTATAAAAAATATGATACATAATGTTCGTTATTTATCATATACATGTCTTCTAGACAAGACAATTACCCGAAAACACAGAATCTTCCTTATAAAGTATTTCCTGTTTCTTTTTCTTTGTAGTTTTTCTATCTAGTAATAATTGGAAATTATCATTTAATGCGTCAACATGAGTCGCTTTAGTAATAGTGTAATTTTGTTGGGTATAAAATTTACGTCGTTTCAAGAATTGTCTTTTGAACAAATCGTGTGAATCGACAATGTCAACTACCAATGGCTGTCTATGCTTTTGTCGCAAAATTCTACCAACTGATTGTACAACATCCGTTTTAGGTGTCGCCAAAATTAATGTAGTAAGTGTTTTTATATCGAGTCCCTCGGATGCCATCGAGTAGGTTGCTATGACGATTTTTTTGGTTTCACTTACCTTCAAATCACATTCTTTCATACCTCCTACATAATAACCGACACTTGCTATTTGTCTCTCGTCAATTGTATCATATATAAAATTTAGTAAATTTTTATTGTGGGCTAGAACCATGATTTGCTCGTTTGTGTCATACTTTAAAAGAGTTATAATCATGTTTATGATAAATTCGCTTCGTGGTTCAAAACTACACAATTTAGTAATCATTGTACTATATTGAACGTTGCCGCGCATATCGTATCTCACTTTGTTATAACCTTCATCTTCATTTGAATAATCGATAACTTTTACTAATACGTCCATTGCCGATATATCGCGTTTTTCAGTATGAACTACATCACCCAGGAACATTTTAAATACGTTACTCAGTCCATCTTTGCGATTCATTGTAGCCGATAGACCAAGAGTATATTTCGTTACAACTTTACCAAATGCTTGTGAAAATACTTCAGCGCCCATATGATGAACCTCATCGATAATGGTAAGTCCAAAACATTGAAACATCTCTGGAGGATAATCTTTACTACATAGAGTTTGTAGCATGGCAATTACAATTTGATTTGATCCTATGTCAAGCTTCTTCCCCTGAATTTTACCAACCTTTGCATCAGGAATAAATTCTCGAATTCGCTCTATCCATTGGTTCATGAGGAATTCCTTATGTACGATGATGATTGTTTTCACATTTAATTTAGTCAAAATATTCAGCGCCATTACAGTTTTACCCATACCTGTGTCGATTTCAAGCAATCCTCCACCCGTAGACTTCGCATTATCTACATATTTATCAACAATTGTTTTCTGATATTCCCGAAGTTCACCTTCAAACGTTAAATTTGGTTCACACGATTCATATTTAACAAGCACATTTTTTGCGTCTTTACAAAATGTATTTACTCCATAAAACTTGGGTAAATAAAATTTGGATGTCGATTCTCTATATATAGGGAACGGCTTTGGTTGTTGCTTCATCACTTTAGGAACAAAAGGTTTAACAGAAAGATCGTTTTTTATTTTATTTATAGTATCCTCTGATAAACCATCTTTATAAATCGTATACCCGCGATTGCCGATATAATCACACATATTAAATGTATTTAATCATATATGTTTAATTAAATTTCAATTTTCATTCTATAAAAAAAATATGTGCCATTATGTATATGGACCTATTTCGTAAAATGAAGAAAACTGATATGATATTAGTTGTCGTATTTGCAATTTACCTGTTTACAAATATGCAACTTCCGCAAGATGTGAACGAATTGATAGATAATAGTTTGGGAAATATTGTTATTATATTGGGAGCATTGGTTCTCTTTGTTAATTCTGAACCTGCTATAGGAGTTCTTGGTTTTTTTGTAGCCTACGAATTAATCCGTCGTGCTTCCGTTAGTACCGGTACTGATGCCATCCAAAAATATGTTGGGTCAGAAGAAAAGAAAAATACTGAGATGAATAGTTATCAACCATCAGCTCCAGAAGTTACTCTGGAAGAAGAAGTCATTGATAATATGGTTGATTTCGCGGATAGTGATATTCCTGAAACAAACGTACAACCCATTTTAGAGAATTACCATAGTGCGGAACAATTATAGATTATAGAAAAAGGGATTTTATTATATATAGCAATATTATATAATAAAATGACACAAACAGATGAAGATGAATTTATTCAAAATGCCTTTGGAAAAATACCTATACACATATCAGAGGATAAAAATATAGCCAAGGTTAAATCATTAAACAACTCTATCATTAAAATTCTATCTGGAGGTAAAAGTGGAGCAAGTGTTTTTTTATGTAAAGATAGGAAGGTGTTAAAACTATATCCTGTTCGAGATCTAGAATCGATATTTAGTAGCAAGATTAAATCTGCTGATGGTAGTACTGATATAACACAACAAAAAAGCATTGATTATATACGCAATAAGGGTAATTACGATGGAGATATGAATTATTTTCGTTCGTTAAGGGATATATTGATTACCAACCAACTAGCTAGATTATCACCAGGATTATCACCAAAAGTCTATGATTATGGATTTCTTGAAAATGTTGAAGTTGATGCGAAAGAAGGTAAAATAGATATTGCATCGAATACCATCTCTACTTATACACCTTATCTTATAGCAGAACAAATAGAGGGATCTGAACTAGCAAAGTATGAACCGACAGGCGATATAAAAGATATGAAGGTATTGAAAGAGATAATATCTGCTCTGATCCTTAAATATACTACCATTAAAGACCGAACGAATGGTATAAACATTGGTTGTCATCGTGATTTACATCCAGGAAATATATTTATCATAGACAATAACGATAAAATAAGCGTGAAATTAATCGACTTTGATCTTTCTGTCAGCAATGAACCACTCATAACAGGAGATACCTCATGTTCAAGACGTAATTTAAATTTTGTATCGTCGTATATTGGAGAGCGAATTAAAGGAACGATTGACTATACCGGTCGGAGTCGTCTAGGAATAAGTTCGAAAAGTAGATTAAAAGATCGTTTCATACGTTCTGATGCAGATATGTATAACTACTTTTCGATTTATATATTTTTCGAAGATAAACAAAAAAACGACGAAATTCGAACCAAATTAGCAGACCTTAGCAAATTGGCAATTTCAGATACAAGTAAAAATATCGATGTTAAGCTTAGATTAATGAAAAAAATAGAATCTGGTTTAACAACACTTATTTCTGGATATAAATCAATTGTCGATACAGGTGGAAGTGGTTGTCGTTCAAAGAATAGTAGTAGACGTCGCAAAAAAAAGGCGAAAGTCACTAGAAAAAACAAGTCCAGACGTCGTAGAAAGAGAAATAAATCAACGAAACGTCGCAAGATGCTATAATTGTTTAAGAATATTGAGTGTGTCAATTTTACTATCCACTTTATGACCTTTTACATCCGGATGATGTAAAAGTTGATAATCATTGCCGTTTGTTTCATATTTATCCCCAAAATAGTGAATATCTTTATAATCATGTAAATGTGGTAATATTTGGATTTTATCACATTCAGATGGATAAATCGCAATACCAACAGATCCTCCTTCAACAATACTAATATCATCATTTATTTCCATGTTATTTGCGTAGGTTGTTAATATAGTAAGTAATGATTCACGTATGTTATAGATCGCGTCATAATTTAAAAAATATTTGCGTTCTTCTTCGGTTGCAGACATTCCAATCAATGATATATAAATTATTCCTCGTCGCAAATCAATAAAATTACCAGTAATTGTATAGTCCACGTTTGACAAGAATAACAATGATTTTTTTACAAGTAAATTTATTTTATCGTATAACGGATGGCGACGTATATCCTTTGCGTATATTTCATGCAATAACATTTTATTTATCCCATCTGCGCTATTTTTATAATATACACATCCACATTCTGTAAAATAATGGTCGAAAATCACTTTATTATTCATCTGCTCGAGAATTCGTTCTAAACTTCCTCCGCCAACAATACCTATTTCATATTTATTTTTAAGTGCGTTTAAAGTTGTTACCATGTAAGGATCTATCTTTTTACCCGAATCTACAAGTGTTCCATCCACATCAAATAATAATAATGTCATGTTAGTTATTATTATATATTAGAACAACCTTTTTAATAGATTTATTTGTTAGCGTTATATTTTAGATGTGTGTAAGTTCTATTTAATATTGAACAACTAGCACCCTTTTTATTTATTTCGTTTATTTTGGACTCCTTATATACGTTTTCAATGTTGGCGTTCCATATTACATTTTTATACAATAAAGCTATTGGATTGTTTGGATGTAGTGTCTCTGTCAACATATTTTCGACCTTTATATAATGATGTTTTTCCAGTAATATATTATATAATACATCCCCGTTATAAGGTATTTTATTTACTTTTTTATTCGAAAGTAACTGATGTGCCCGTTTATGTTTACCATTGATATTGAACATATGGGAACGCGATACCCTTATTTTTTTAGATGGGACATTGGGTCTAATTGCATTCCTATCTATTTCTATAATATGATTTATTAATGTATTAATTGTCCTAGTCACCCCTATTATTTTGATATTATCTATTGTATTCTTCAATGTTATGTTTTGTATTTTAAATAGCCCTTGATCTGTTTGTATTAGTGTGTCTTTTGCGAAACAAATGTTACCATTTGGATTTGTTCCATCGTATGTTGTAGGTTCTTGACTCGCTGGAACAGGATTTGCTGATGGAACAGGATTTGTTGCTGGAACAGGATTTGCTGATGGAACAGGATTTGCTGATGGAACAGGATTTGCTGATGGAGAAGGATTTGCTGATGGAACAGGATTTGTTGATGGAGAAGGATTTGCTGATGGAACAGGATTTGCTGATGGAACAGGATTTGCTGATGGAACAGGATTAGCTGATGGAACAGGATTAGCTGCTGGAACAGGATTTGCTGATGGAGAAGGATTAGCTGCTGGAACAGGATTAGCTGATGGAGAAGGATTAGCTGCTGGAACAGGATTAGCTGATGGAGAAGGATTAGCTGATGGAGAAGGATTTGCTGATGGAGAAGGATTTGTTGCTGGAACAGGATTAGCTGATGGAGAAGGATTAGCTGATGGAGAAGGATTTGTTGCTGGAACAGGATTTGCTGATGGAGAAGGATTTGTTTCCGGTACATGATTATCTATTGGTACATGATTATCTATTGGTACATGATTATCTATTGGTACATGATTATCTATTGGTACATCATTATCTACTGGTATTTCATCAAATATTAATTGTGTAATATCATTTATAGGAATTGCCATTGCGTAATATCCATTAAAATCATGGTTAATATGTTCAAAAACATTTGGTTCAGAAAACGTTATATCTGTGTATACATAATAGGATATGTTTTTTGTGCTCATTTGTGTAAGTGCATCGAATCCATTTTGATAAAACACAAACCTTGTATTTTTCATTAATTCTTTATCCGTTGTATTCTCGTAAACACGTTGTATTTGTATTTCGGCAAATAGTTTGTCCATTGTCCATGTATCAAATCTTGGGTTTCCAAAGCCATAAAAATTAATATCCGGTGTATCCATATCAAATTTATAGTAGTCGGTAAACGAAATAGGTCTATTTGATTTAAATACCTTATAAGAAATATCTTCAAAAATAAATTCACCAATTTCAATAAAATCGTCTACAATTGTTAGTGTTTGTCCTATTAAATGTATTTTATATTGCCCTACATTATATGGATCTAACCTGTACGCCGTATCATTTGCGGAAAATAATGTTTTAGATGTTTCTACTACAGGCAAATTTAATGTAGTATAATTTTTGGTAGTAAGTTGTCTAAACAAAACAGGGTTTCTTATAAATTCATCTATTTCTGATTCTGATAATGTATAAACTTCAAAAGACGTGTTAATAATTCTAAAAAAAAATTCAGTCCCTTCACTATCAGTGGTTGAATAATATATGAAATTATTTCCATGGATCAACATATCTAAACTTTTTATGCTGATTACTGATGCATTCGCTATATTTACAGAATACGTAACTCGCCCATTTTCAATACTTAGGTATAATTTTGGTATATTACTATTTATATTTTCATCCCTATATAGATAAAATGTTTGATCCATTTATATATTATATATACAAATAAATAACCAAATTATTTGTTTCTGTTAATAAGAAGACCAAATATAAACGCGCTACCAATAAATATCGGAACAATGTTGTTCATTAAAACATTCTCTATTTTATTTGGTTCATCATTATAGGTATAGTTCTCATTATAATTCGAAAAACCTTCCTTTTTATCAGTGCTTGATACTGGTTGACATGATATATATATATCACTTTTATCTGTCATGCGAGCATTCAAACCACTTAAAAAAAGGTCGGGTCCGCTTTGAATTTTTATTTTATGCGGTTTTATCATTTTTTTAAGTTTGTCTAAAGTTACCTTTTTTATTGTATCAAAGGTGCTTGTATGAAAAACGACTAGGTTATAATTGCTGTTGCATGGTGGGAATGGTAACGTTGATTCGTAGTAAAAATATGGTAATTTAGGAACAAAATTGTTCAAATTATAATCGGATACATTTAATGTTGCGCGATTACCTATTTTTGGTGCTAAACGTTGTGTTCCCTCAATCAGTTTGTCCATAAACTTAGAGCATTCGCTTGTTATGGGGGATACCATAAGTGGTATACAAATGAGCAAATTACTACCATTGCCATTATGTTGAATGATAATTTCTACTGGAGCAGGTTCATTGTTAAACGTATGTAGAGAAGGAGAATAAATTTTCACCTTATATACTTCATGATCTATTTTATTGAATGAAACAGGTGCTTTCGATGAAGCATCGTAATCCAATTCTAAATAATTGGCATTTCTATATACATTACATGTACTTTCGTGATAGTCGTATACCAAATTACATTTTTTATCACATGATCCCGTTACAGCTTGTTTTGAAATATTTATGGGGGAAGTACTTTTATCACAACTCATTATATATAAATGATATTTATTTTAAAGTTTAGAATTTATTCTATAATAAATATATATAGATATGAGTACACGAAAAAATCATATGAATGGTGGAAGTACCGGACCAAATAATAATACACGAAAAAATCAACCAAAAAGTAAGGGTGGTGGGCTTTTAGGAGGTATACAATCATTATTTGGTATCCCTCCTCCTACAAAAACGGATATAGATAATGTAGTTGATGCTGTACGTAATGCTGATTATGCAGAGGGTGGCGGTGATCCTGCTACACTCCCTAATGCTGCCGTTGATGACACATCTGTTGTAACACCTACCGATTCCACTACCACTACTGATGCTGTTAAACCTACTCCCGCAGTTGATGGTACTGCTACTGATGCTGCTACTGCTGCTGTTACACCTCCTCCCGCTACAGATGGTGATGGTGATTCTGTTATACCTCCTCCAGTAGTTGATGGTGATTCTGTTACACCTCCTCCCGCTACCGATGGTGATTCTGTTACACCTCCTCCCGCTACCGATGGTGATTCTGTTACACCTCCCGCTACCGATGGTGATTCTGTTACACCTCCCGCTACC